CGTCTGATGGAGCAGGGTTTCTAGACTTCTCCGCTTTCGGTGGGCTTCCTAACACGGCGGGTTCAGGTAAAACGGGTGACATTCTAATTACAACCCGTGGTCATACAAACTTGGATACCTATACGATAATCCTCGAACTTCAGAAGGGTTAACGCTATGGCGGTTTCGGGCACGACTACCTTTAATATGTCGGTAGACGAAATCATTATAGAAGCGTATGAGCGTTGCGCAGTTTCCAGTCCAACTGGTCATCAACTCCGCAGCGCCCGTCGCTCCTTGAACCTGCTGTTGCAGGATCTTGGAAACAGGGATGTGCATCTGTTTAAACAAGCTCAACAGACGCTGTCTACTGTAGCATCCCAGACATCCTATACTCTGGATGGTGATGTTCTAGATGTTTACGATGTCTATGTTTTATCGGATGGAACGACAGGCTCTGAAATATCTGTTGCGCGGTATACGCAGGCAGAATACGCAGCGATGCCCAATAAGACTAACGAGACCAGACCCAGTCATTTTTACCTAGACAGGGAGCGAGATGCCCCGAAGTTGTTTTTGTATCCAACGCCTGAGAAGGTGTACACAATCAACTATTTTGAGTATACTCGCATACAAGACGTGGGCGATTACACAAACACACTTGACGTTCCTGTTAAGTTTTTACCCGCTGTCATTACGGGACTTGCATTCATGCTGTCGGAGAAGTTACCGACGCTGGATACTGCTCGCACAACGCTGTTTAAACGGCGCTACGACGAGGATGTTCTTCGAGCAATCCAAGAAGACGAAGAACGCACGTCACTGTTTTTGACACCAAACATAGCGGGTACAGGTTTTGCGGCACGGATCGGGTAAAAATTCATTTGGTTATTGTGACATCACAGGGGAGCGGGTTCCGTATCGTAAACTCAAAACCCAGTGGAATGGCTTGCGCGTAAGTCCACGCGCCTACGAAGCAAAGCATCCACAGCTAACACCGAAAAGATTTATAAAAGAAAACCTATCACTAAAAAATCCACGACCAACCGATGGCTTTAGTGTGGGCACTGTCACCAGTTTGTCAGTCCAGTTTCCGTCAACATCAGGGCAGGGAAGTGATCCAGTCTAATGGCGACATTCTTAACATTAAAAACAGATATACAGGACTGGCTTGATAATAATACGACAGAACTTGCGGGTCAGTTAGATCAGATAATCCAGAACGCTGAAGATCAAATAGCTGACGACGTAACGGAAGACGCTTTCTTTTCATCTGCGTCTGGTGAAATGACGATAGGTGACAACACAATTATCAAACCCACAGGTGAGCGTGGTATTCGATATTTCCAGATAACAAGCGGCTCCACAGTAATTCAGTTAGAGCGTCGCGAAGTTACTTTCTTAAAAGAGTTTTATCCAAGCACCAGCACTACAGGCACACCAAAATATTTTGGGGAACTAAACGCAACAGAATTTTTAGTGGCCCCAAGTCCATCTGCGGCACACGCCTATGAGATTGGTTTTACCCAGAGGCTATCGCGGTTGTCTGCATCCAATACCACTAACTTCTTAACCGATAACGCATATCAACTTTTATTATATTGTTGTCTTAGCCACGCATCTGCTTACGTCAAATTTCCAGAAGCAGCTGCTATGTATGCACAGTTTTATGAGCGTGCGCTGGCTGGCGTAAACAAACGCTATGCGAGACAGCAAGTCACTAATGACAATGTCCCGGCGGTGTAACATATGGCAGATACAGCAACCACAGCACTAAGATTTAGAGATCAAGAATCAGGCGGTAACGACGGTACTTGGGGAACTTTAACTGACGTTAACTTTGCGTTGGTCGAAGAAGCGATATCAGGTGTTTTAACAAAAGACATATCGGGGTCAGGTACTACGACGCTTTCAACAACGAACTTCGTTAGTGATGAAGCACGTCATATGACCCTCAAGTTAACGGGCACACTGACAGGTATTAGTTATGTTGTGTTACCCAATGTAGAGAAACTTTATTTCATACACAATGCGACAGGCGGTGAGTTCACTGTCTACGTGAAGACCAGTTCTGGGGATAGCGTTGAGATCCCGGTCGGTAAAGACATTATATATGTTGATGGCAGCAACGTCATAACAACATTGCTCGGTGCTTCACTGGCTAATATTGTCAGCGCCGTCAACACAGGAACTCTGGCAACACTGGCGGCAAACATTGCGGCGATTAACGGGGTTTATGCAAACGCGACTAACATCACAACTGTAAGTGGCATAAATGGAAACGTCACATCCGTAGCAAATAATTCCACTAATATTAATGCAGTGGCAGGCAACAAAACAAATATTGATTCAGTTGCCGGGAACTCATCAAATATAAATACTGTGGCGGGTGTTTCATCTAACGTAACCACTGTTGCTGGAATAAGCTCTAATGTCACAACCGTCGCTGGTATATCAAGCGCAGTTAGCGGTGTTAATACAATTGCGTCACACGTAAGCGCAGTTAATACCGATCCTTTTAAAACAAATATTACAAATGTCTCTGGTAATTCATCAAATATAAATGCCGTTGCTGGTAATTCATCAAACATAAATACTGTTGCTGGAATTTCCAGTAATGTTACAACGGTGGCTGGAATTAGTACGGATGTTTCGGGCGTAAATGCAATTGCTTCTGATGTTACAGCTGTTGAAAACATCGCATCTAATGTCACAACGGTAGCCGGGATTGCATCAAATGTAACTGCGGTTGCCGGAGTTGCGTCAAATGTAACTACGGTTGCTGGAGTTGCGTCAAATGTTACGACTGTTGCTGGAATTGCGTCAAATGTTACAACCGTGGCTGGCATGTCAGGAGAAGTCACAAATTTTGCCCTAGTGTACCACGGTGCAGCTGGTTCAGATCCTTCAGCAAGATCTAATTCTTCAAGCAATCAGGTAGGAGACCTTTATTTTAACAGTTCAGATAATAGGTTAGAGGTGTTCACTTCGAGTGGATGGCAGGCGGCAGCATTAGATAGTTCTGCTTTTGTCACAGCAGATGCAGATCTCACAGCTATAGGCGCGTTATCTAAAACAGATGGTAATTTTATCGTTGGAAATGGTTCGACGTGGGTAGCGGAATCAGGAGCTACAGCTAGAACATCGCTAGGCTTGGGCACTATAGCAACACAGGCTAACGATTCAGTGAATATCGACGGCGGTGCAATCGATGGCACAGCAATTGGAGCAAACTCTGCAACAACAATTGTCGGTACAACAATTACTGCAAACACATCTTTGTTGCCTGATGCTTCGGGTGGTGCTGATATTGGCTCTGCAACTGCTGAATGGGGTGACATCTATATAGCCGACGATAAGCAAATTAAATTCGGCAACGATCAAGATGTCACGATGGAGTATGACGAAGACGGGACTGATACGCTTCTCATCACAGGCAATACAACTCTTGCAGACGGCTCCTATAATTTAAATATCGCAAGTCACGATGGCACAAACGGTTTAGCATTGGCAGGTACGGTTGTGACAACAACTGCCGCTGAACTTAATTTAATCGATGGCGATACAGCTAGAGGCACAACGGCGGTAGCCAGTGGCGATGGTTTGCTTGTGAACGACGGTGGTACAATGCGTATGACCAACGTAGACACCGTGTCTACCTATTTCGCTTCGCATAATGTTGGTGGTAGCAATATTGTAACAACTGGCGCTCTCGACAGCGGTTCAATAACTAGCGGCTTCGGGGCGATAGACAACGGCACTTCGGGAATACGAACAAACACAGTAACCATCGAAACATCTTTGTTGCCAGATGCCAGCGGTGGGGCTGACATTGGTTCTGCCACTGCTGAATTTGGTGACATATACATAGCTGATGATAAGCAAATCAAATTTGGTAGCGACCAAGATGTCACGATGGAATACGATGAAGACGGTACAGACTCGCTGTTAATATCTGGTGGTGATGTAACTATTGCCGATGATAAAAAGCTGTATTTCGGTACGGGGCAAGATGTCTATCTCGAATATGACGAAGATGGAACCGATAAGTTAATCATCAAAGGTAACACGACTTTTCTGGATGGGTCATATAACTTCGATATAGCCAGCCACGATGGCACAAACGGCTTGGCACTGGGCGGTACAGTCGTTACATCCTCTGCTACTGAACTTAACAAACTTGACGGCATTTCAACTACAGCGACAGAACTGGGTTATGTCAACGGCGTAACCAGCGCAATCCAAACCCAACTCAACACAAAAGCATCAACAGGCAAGGCTATCGCTATGGCAATGGTATTTGGCTAAAAGGAGATAAACAATGGCAAATCCTAATGTAGTAGCAGTTACCTCAATAGTAGCAGATCTAGCGATTGACGCAGATGTAGCAGCATCAGCAGTATCACTTTTAACTTGCGCTAGTGATAAATTAATAAAGATAAATTCATTAATTATAGCAAACATTGATGGGACTAACAGTGCAACTATCTCTGTTTGGATAACTAGAGGAGGTGAAGATATTTATTTATTAAAAACTGTGGCTGTAGCAGCAGATGCTACATTGGTTGCGCTAGATAAAAGCATGGGATTATATTTAAAAGAATCCGATGTACTTAAAATACAAGCAAGTGCTGCTGGTGATTTAAGTGCCGTATGCGCTCACGAAATAATTGATGACGCTTAATGAGATTTGTCGGTGACATAGCTTTAGATGCTGAAGTACGAGCTATTGCTAGTGGTGCAATAACTGATGGTGCGTCAGTTGTTGTTAATGCTGATGGCACTGTTGCTCAAGTATCTGGTTCCTCTTTTAGTTCTGCTGTAGGATCTGAAGTTACTTTTGAATCAGGTGCTACCGATATGATTGGTATGACATTTGATAGTAATGCTGGTAAAGTTGTTATTTTTTATGAAGATGAAGGTAACAGTAATTATGGAACTGCTGTTGTAGGCACTGTAGACTCAAGTGACAACAGTATATCCTTTGGAACACCTGTTGTTTTTAATAGTGGTGCTACACAAAGGATGGCAGAGACATTTGACAGTTCTAACAATAAAGTTGTTGTTGCCTATAGAGATCAGGGTAATTCTAGTCAAGGCACTGCCATTGTAGGAACAGTATCTGGTACATCTATTAGTTTTGGTAGTGAAGCTGTTTTTAACTCAGGTTCTACATCTAAGATTGGATGTACTTTTGATACTAGCAACAATAAAGTAGTTATAGCTTATCAAGACGGTGGTAATTCATCTTATGGAACAGCAGTTGTAGGAACTGTGTCAGGAACGTCAATATCATTCGGAAGTGAGGTTGTTTTTGAAAGTGCTGGTACAGATTTAATCAGAGCAACCTTTGATAGTAGTAGTAATAAAGTTGTAATTACATATCAAGATGGTGGAAATAACGACTACGGAACTGCTATTGTCGGAACAGTAAGCGGAACGTCTATAAGTTTTGGATCTGCTGTTGTTTTTGAATCAGGTGCAATAAGTGTTGATCAAGGTATAGATTGCACATTTGATAGTACCAATAATAAAGTTGTTATAGCTTTTATTGATTCGGGTGATTCAAATAAAGGTAAAGCAGTAATTGGTACAGTGTCTAGTACATCTATATCATTTGGAACTGCTGTAGTCTTTAACAACGCTACAACCGCAGAAGTAAGAACAACATTTGATAGTAATGTTGGAAAAGCAGTTGTTTTCTACAATGACTCAGGTGATACGAATAGAAGACATACTTTTATATCAGGAACGGTATCGGGTACATCTATTTCGTTTGGTAGTGAGGTAGAAGCTAGAACAACTTCAGATGGTTCTGATCTAGCACTTACTTTTGATAGCACTAATAATAAAGTTGTTTGTGCTTTTAGGCATTCAGGTGGAACAGCCGTAGGAAAATCAATAGTGCATCAAGTTGATGGTACATCACAAAACATAACCTCAGAAAACTTCATAGGCATAGCCAACGCAGCATATGCAGATGGACAAAAAGCTACTGTAAAAACTACTGGATCAATTGCTAGGAATATACCGCAACAACCAATAGCTTCTTCAGCAGGAACTCCAGTAGCATTTGACTCAGGAAGAGCAAATGAAACAAGTATAGTATATGACCCAAATGTTAATAGATTTTTCATAGCATATAAAGCTAGAGATAACTCAAGTTATGGTACTGGAGTTGTTGCAACTTTGTCAGGTACATCCCTTTCTTTTGGTACTCCTGTGGTTTTTGAAAGTGCAGAAGCAAAAGGAATTACTCCTGTTTTTGATACTAACACCAATAAAATCGTAATTACATATAAAGACGTAGGTAATTCTGAAAGAGGAACAGCAGTTGTTGCAACAATAGATTCTTCAGATAACTCTGTTACTTATGGAAGTCCTGTAGTTTATCATACTAGCGAGTCAAGTGGTTCTTTTAGATCAGCAGCTTTTGTTCCTGCAACGGTCACAAATAATGACGATAGTGCAAATAGTATAGTTGTAGCTTTTAAAGATGGTGGAGATAGTGGAAAAGGTAAGGCTGTTGTAGGCGTTGTAAGTGGGGTAGGTAATACATCAACAACATGGGGTACTGTTGCTACTTTTAATAGTGGGTCAACAGATCAAGATTTAACTGTAGTAAACGATACTAATGCTAAAAGACTTCTTATAGCGTATAAAGATAATGGCAATTCAAGCTATGGTACGGCTGTAGTTGCAACGGTAAATTCATCTGATAGTTCAATAACTTTTGGTAGTGAAACAGTTTTTCATAGCGCAGAAACAGACGAACTTTGTGGTGTGTTTGATCCTGATACTAATAAAATTATTCTTTGTTTTCACGATGGAGCAGATGGAAATAAATCTAAATCTATTGTTGCAACTATAAGCGGTACTTCTGTTTCTTTTGGGTCTGTAGTTACAGTTAATACAGGTGGTAGCTATCAAAACTCTGTTGTCTATGACACTACAGCAAATAAAGCAATAGTTAGTATGAGAGATGACACTAACGCTAGAGGCATTTCTTTTACAGGAACGGTATCTGGAACAGATATTAGTTACGATAGTGGTATAGTTTTTCAGGGAAGTACTGGAGGTGCATTAGATATGGTTGCCTCTGCTTTTGATCCAGATACTAGTAAAGTTGCAATAGTATATAATTTAACTACTGGTAAAGGAGTTGTTCATTCTCCACTAGCAGATGGTGATCTCACCATAGGACAGCAATATTTCGTACAAACAGATGGAACATTGGGTACTAGTGCAGATGATCCATCGGTAATCGCAGGAACTGCAATAAGCACTAGTGAATTAATTGTGAAAGGATAATACACAAATGGCTAAGACAATAGTAGAAAACTCAACTAAACTAAGTAAATATGTATTCGCTGATGATAAACCAGTGACTATGGGATCTGACATGATCACAGTAGGTAGTGATCCAGTAGATTTCTACATAGCGGATCTTAACAGTAGCAATGCAACGATGCATGAAGATGTAACTGCTCCTGATAAATGGTCGGGTAACAAACACTTCTTTGATGGAACCAATTGGACTAACAACTCCGATTGGGTAGATCCAGACGGAGAGTAAAGATTACTATGCGTATCATTGGTAATAACCCACAACTATCTAGGCAGACACAAGGTACGGCATCAGGTGCTATTACTGGTGGTAAGCCTGTAATTGTGAATACTGATGGTACTGTTAGTACTACAACTTCTCAGTCATCTGTTACACAAAGTGTAGGTTCGGAAACAGGATTTACTACAAACGCATCTTCTTTTATGTCTACTGCTTTTGATACTAATGCAGAAAAAATGGTTATAGCGTGGAATGATAATGGTAGTGCAGGTACAGCAAGAGTTGCAACAGTATCTGGTACTAGTATTAGTTATGGTACAGCAGTTGTATTTGAAAACGCAAATTCACAAGACATGTCTATGACATTTGATAGTAATTCAAATAGAGTAGTTATTTCATATAGAGATTATGGTAATTCGCAATATGGTACAGCAATTGTTGGCGCAGTTAGTGGTACTGATATTAGTTTTGGAACTCCTGTAGTTTTTGAAAGTGCTAGTGCTGCTGAGTCAAAAATAGCTTTTGACAGTAGTAATAACAAAGTTGTCATAGTTTATTATGATGAGGGTGATGGTAATAAAGGAAAAGCAATAGTTGGTACTGTAGATTCCTCTGATAACTCTATAAGTTTTGGTTCTGCTGTTGTGTATGAAACAGGTGAGGCAAGAGAAAATGGTATTGTGTTTGACAGTAGCAATAACAAAATGATTATTGTGTATAAAGATGTCAATAATGCTAATAGAGGCACAGCTATTGTAGGCACAGTAAGCGGAACCTCTATAAGTTTTGGATCTTCTGTTACGTTTGATGATCAAACATATGTAGCAGGTCAACCAGCACAAGAAATAGCAGCAGCTTTTGATAGTAATTCAAATAGGGTGGTTATTGTTTACTCAGACAGAAATGATGGTAAGAAAGGGACAGGAGTTGTTGGTGTTGTATCAGGAACCTCTATAAGTTTTGGAACTCCTGTTGTATATGAAACAGGAGCAATATTGGCTACTCATGGTAACGCTATTGGGTTCGATAGTAGTGTCAACAAAATGGTTGTAGCTTTTGTAGATGACGATGATTCTAACAAAGCTAAATTTGTAATAGGAACTGTGGATTCTTCTGATAACAGCATTTCTTTTACAAGTGCTACGGTTTTTAATACTGGTGATTCAACAGAGGCTTTGTATATTGACCCTATTGGTTTTGATACTACAAATAATAAAATTGTAATTGCCTTTAGAGATAGTGATTCATATGGAAAAGCTATTGTGCTTCAAGTAGCTGGTACTGCAACGTCATTCAACCTAACATCAGAAAATTTTATAGGCTTTGCAGAGGATACAGTAGCAGATGGACAACCTGTTACAATAAATACTAAAGGTGCTATTGATGAAAACCAGAGTAGCTTAACACCAGCCCAACAGTATTTTGTACAGACAGATGGTACGCTAGGTACGTCAGCAGATGATCCATCAGTCGTAGCTGGTACTGCTGTAACTGCAACTAAACTGATTGTGAAAGGGTAAGAAATGGTAGCATACGTTCCCCCGAAACAAGCAGGTAAATATAAAGCTGTTGCATCTGGTGCGATTACAAATGGTAAGCCTGTAATTGTGAATACTGATGGTACTGTTACTCAGGTATCTGGAAATGCAACATCAGCAGGAACTAAAGTAGTATTTGAAGCATCTACATTTAATCCAACTAGTGCAAGTGTTACTTTTGATAGCAACTCTAATAAAATTGTTATCGCATATAAAGATAGTAATAACAGTAATTATAGTACTGCGATTGTAGGAACAATAGACTCATCAGATAACAGTATTAGTTTTGGATCTCCTGTGGTTTTTAATAGTGGTTCAGCTTCTTTCATGACTCCATCTTTTGATAGTAGTAATAATAAAGTACTTATAGCTTACAGACATCAAGATGGGCCACTTTATGCTATTGTAGGTACGGTTTCTGGAACTGGAATTAGTTTTGGTAGCGCAGTAAATTCAAGTTCAGGTACTGCTACTGATATTAGTTCAACGTTTGATACTAATTCTAATAAAACAGTCATAACTTTTGAAGATGGTGGAAGTGCAGGTAAAGCAATAGTTGCAACAATAAGCGGTACATCTGTTAGTCTTGGAACAGCAGTTACTTTTGAAAGTGCAGAAATCGTAGACACAAATGCAGTTTTTGATAATAGTAACAACAAAGTAGTTGTAGCATATACAGATGCAGGAAATTCGTCTTATGGAACCGCTATTGTTGGTACGGTATCGGGTACTTCTATTTCATTTGGAACTGCTGTAGTTTTTAGAAGTGCTGGTGTTGCAGCAAGTAGTATAGTGTTTGATAGTAATCTAAATAAAGTTATTATTTCATTCATAGACGGTACAGCAGAAAAAATCAAAAGTGTTGTTGGTACAGTTAGTGGAACAGGTATTTCTTTTGGATCTATTACTGAGTTAACAGGAGGTGAATCCAGTAAAATTAGCAGTGCATTTGATAGCAGCGCTAATAAAGTACTCGTAGCAAGAAGAGACTCAACGGATTCTAATAAAGGAAAAGTTCATACAGGAGCAGTATCAGGTACAAGTATTAGTTTTGAAACTCCTGTTGTATTTAATACGGCAGTAACAGAAATGAGTTATTCTAGAGCAATGGTTTTTGACAGCAATAGTAATAGATCCGTTGTAATATATAATGACCATGAAAGTAGCAACCAATATGGTACTGCTTCTGTTTTACAGGCTTCTTCAACAAACATAACATCATCAGAAAGTTATATAGGCATAGCATCAGGTGGTACATATGCTGATACAGCAGAAGCTACAATAGATGTAGTTGGCACAGTAAACAAAGATCAATCAGGTTTAACAGCAGGTCAGACATATTATGTACAGAATGACGGTACGTTAGGAACAAGTGCAGATGATCCTAGTGTTGTGGCTGGAACTGCAATATCTGCAACAGAACTTGTAGTAAAGGGATAGTCCGATGGCTAAAACTACTAGCGCGGCTTATCCGCAAACACACGATTACTCAACAGCGGTTGCGACAGCGGCAACAACCAGTTTAAACGACGACACGCCAGCCAATCAGGTGACGTTACTGACGGCAAGCTCCGAAGGCGACCGTGTTACAAAAATATGGGCTGTGCCCCGTGCAACTTGTACCGCAGGTGTGTTATACTTGTGGATATCAACAGACAGTGGAAGCACTAAACGACTTGCGTTAACGAAGTCGGTATCTGCTAATACTGTATCTGCAACGTCTGCACCTAAGTGTATTGAGTTCTGCTGGAATGATGATCCAGCGAGACCCATCTCCGAGGCAGAGCCATTGGAGCTAAAAGCAGGTGCAATTCTTTACGCTGGCTATAGTCAGGCGCTCTCTTCAGGAATGGTGTTTCATGCAATTCATATTGAGTACTGATATTGGCAGAAAAGAAAAAAACAAAGTCTAAGGTTAATCAGGCAGGTAACTATACCAAGCCGACTATGCGCAAGCGTTTGTTCAATAAGATTAAGGCAGGGACAAAAGGCGGTAAGGCTGGGCAGTGGTCAGCGAGGAAAGCGCAGATGCTTGCGAAGCAATATAAAGCTGCAGGCGGTGGATATAAGTAATGGCCCCGACGAAAAAGACCAAGAAGAGTTTAAAGAAACCTCAAAAATCTCTGGTCAACTGGGGAAAACAAGACTGGGGCACAAAATCTGGCAAGAAGTCAGCCGACACTGGTGAGCGTTACCTACCTAAAGCCGCAAGAAAAAATTTAACAGCAGCTGAATATGCAAGAACCACCAAGAAGAAGCGCGAAGACACTGCAAAAGGAAAACAGCATTCCAAGCAACCTAAAAAAATAGCCAGTAAAACTAGGAAATACAGATCAAAGGCGTAGGCTATGTTAAGACGTGTACCATTACAGCCCGGTGTCAATAAAGACGACACGGCTTATTCACAAGAAACGGCAGCATTTGTTGATGCAGACCATGTGCGGTTTCGTCGGGGGCGAGCGCAAAAAATTGGTGGGTTTAGTGCTGTAAGTTTCGATGCGTTAGATGGTACACCGAGAGGCATGTTTGCATGGCGCGACAACGCCACGGTAAAGTATCTCGCTATACATACAAATCTAAGACACTACGTCTGGGCTGGTGGTGCGGCATACAACATCACACCCATCAGATCTTCGGGTACACTGGGAGCCAATCCGTTTGTAACAGTCAGTGGTTCAGCAGCTGTTACCGTTACACACACAAGCCACGGTTTAATCGCAAACGATTTTGTCACGTTTAGCAACGGTGACGCAGTAGGTGGTTTGGATCTTGATACTACATTTCAAGTTACCAGTGTGACAGATGACAACACCTACATCATTACGGCATCGAGTAATGCATCGAGCAGTGCAACAGGCGGGGGCAGTTCAGTTGGTTTTTCATACGAGGCCACCACAGGTCGCAGTGCTGGTGTTCCGGGTCTTGGCTGGGGTACATCGACATGGAATGCGAGTACGTGGTCATCGGCAAGATCGGCAACAGGTTTGTTGTTGCGTACAGTAAGTTCAGCGCAGTTTGGTGAAGACCTGTTATTCAACCCACGGTTTGAAGGTCTATGGAAGTGGCCCCTCGACGTAACCGCGAGAGCAACACAGATCTATCAAAACGCTAACGGCGAGGTGATTGCACCAAGCGAGATAGGCTCTATGTTCGTATCGCCAGAACGGCATGTGTTTTTGCTGGGAACAAACATGAATGCGGCAGGCGTGACAGGCACCTTCAACCCAATGCGTGTGATGTTTAGTGATCAAGAGGATGACTCAACCTATATAACAACAGCGACAAATTTAGCGGGTGATGTTGTGTTGTCCGAAGGCAATCAGCTGGTAGCTGGAACGTCAACACGTTTGGTTAATCTGCTCTTCACAGACACAGCGTTATATACAGCCAGACATATTGGTGACATTGACTTTGTCTACGACATACAGCTTGCGGGTTCCGCATGTGGATTAATCAGCCCTAATGGGTTTGCCGTTGTGGATGGTAAATGTTTTTGGATGTCCAATACAAAACAGTTTTTTGTTTATGCAGGTGGTCAACCACAGGTCATACCATGTACCGTGCAGGATCATGTGTTTGACAACCTATCAGCGGCACAACGCGAAAAAGTATATGCATCACATAATTCGGAGTTCAATGAAATCTGGTGGTTATATCCGCATGATTCCGATGAGTGTGATCGTTATGTCATATATAATTACATAGAAAACACTTGGTCGATTGGTACGTTTGACCGCACTGCGATGATTGATCGTGGTGT